CTCAAACTTTTCAAATACCTTGGGTGACAAACCCTCATAATTTACAGCACCAAGATGCATCTCAAACCCCTGAACTTCAAGATGACCAAACAGAATTTGTGCATCAGTCTTGGACATTGCATCCAGAGATTGTTCCTTATTTTCTGGACATATCCAAGGTTGAAAGAATACCTTTGTCCCATCAAAAACAACTTCAGTAGGGTCATGATAAATTCTCACCATACCACCTCCATCACCCTCACCACCACTGGACATCATTCTAAGACAATCCATACTATTCACTTGATTTGTATTTTTGAAAAAAGTATCATGATTGCCGATAATCATGTGTAGATTGATATACCTATCCCAACATTGATCAAAGAAATTATGTCGCATCTGATAGAGAGTTTTATAATTGATGAATTTTCTCCTATCAACTATGTCGCCCATGTGTACGACTGTTCTAATATCTCTTTCCATTAGGGTAGGAAAGAATATATCCTCATAGAACTTTACGAAATAGTTTGTGAATGCCTGACTATCATTACGAGCTCCCCAATGTGTATCTGTGATAATTGCTAACTTCATGTCATAAAATACTCTAAAGCGGTTTTCTTAGTAACTGTTTTCTTTTTCTTTTTACTATTCTCAAAATTTGAAATAAAGTCATACATATTAGCTTTTTGATCTTGAGTCATAGTTTCAAAAACATAAGACTGATTTGTATCATGTTCTCCTATTTCAATATTATCAGCTAAAGAAGCATTAGAATCAATAGACTTAAATTTTATATACAATTGTTTTTTCTCCTTTTGTATCTTCCTTACAAAAGCATAATAAATAATTTGAGTAAAATATGCAAATGGATTCTTGGACTTCTCAGGATTGAAATTATTCATATACTGGACACAGTTTTCAATTCCATCACATATCATGTCCTCTCTAAATGCATAGTTTATAAAATTTGGTCTATAGGATAGTCTTGTTGCAATCTTTAGGAAACACTCTCCAATATATTCTGGACACATAGGAGATTCTTCATCATTCTCTATTGCTATTTCACGTTCCCTCTTATAATTAATTAACTCTTCAAGAAATTTCTGATTGTCCACATAATGTGCTGGCATCTATAATCTCCACTTTAATAAACATTTTTACAGAGACAGCTAGGCTTTCGCAGCAATCATTAAATTTAAAGATCCTTTATCGATCTTAGTAATATTATATCATACTAACATTGATTGTCAACTACTTGACAAAACGCTTGACAGATGTTATAATACTGGTGTAGGTGATAAATGAATCATACCTTTAGCTGCACATGGTAAGTAGCTACTGGAAAATTTTCTTCTTTATATATCTTCATACGTTCTTCAAAATGATCCAGAGTGTAGTTTTTCTTCTGTTTATATTTCAAATCGTCGGCAATATCAAATAATTTTGCAATATCTTTTGTTTTAGATTTTCGCAAACCTCGACCTATTGATTGTAAATTTCTTATACGAGACTTAGAAGGAGAAGCGAAAATGATGTTATGAAGATTCCTAATATTGACGCCAACACTAAATACACCATAGCTGGCGACAATAATTGAATCTGATTCTTTTTCGACAATTGATCTGATTTGTTCTCTTGTATCGGTATCTGTTCCACCGAAAACAAAAAAGACTTTTCTATTATTGCTGTCATTGTGCTCCTTTATCATGTCGTATAACAACTTTCCATGTTTTTCTACAAAACGAAAAAGTAGAAGAGTATTCCCCTTCATTCCTAAAGCTAAATTGACTATATAATTGTTCCGCGCCTCTGATGAAATTAAATATTCTAGTTCTTGTTGATAATTAATATCTCTTAATGTATGACAAATTGAATCTGGATGTTTTAAGACTAGAGCTGTAATTGTAAAAGGAGAGAGATGTTTTTGGTCTATCAACTTCTTTGTTGTAGTTACCTTATGTACCTTACCAAATAACCCCTCTAAAACCAATTTATGAGTTTGAGTTCCATCCAGAGTTCCAGTTGTACCTATTCTATATCTTGCATTGACACACTTGGTCATAATTGCGGTAAGAGATTTGGATTTGAAACCATGAGCCTCATCACCAATCACAAGTTCATATTGTTCAAAATACTTCTGATTCATCTTATAAATTGACTGCCACGTTGAGATGACTACAGGTAATTCCGATCCCTTGTCTCTTCCAGCAAAAACAGTATGACAATTATTTGCGACATCCCATCCATATTCCCTGAAATCGTTGTACATCTGAGAAACCAGAGATGTGGTTGGTACAAGGATGAGTGTCTTCAATTTTAAATATCTTACTAATATATAGATGATTAGAGATTTACCCGATGCAGTTGGTGACAGGAGTAATGCTCTTTGTTGGGTTAGAGCGTGATTTATTGCATTCAGCTGATAATCTCTTATCGCAAAAGGTACATTATATTGAGGCACAACGGAAGTTAGATCAACTGATTTACGTTGTCTAAAGTCATGTTCAAATTCTACCTTATAATTTCTCACATATAAAAATTTACATAAATGTTCTAATAGTCCATGATACAACAATCTATTGTGGACATTGAATAGTCTTATTTTCCCATCCCAAATTCTTTTCCTAAATGCTGGGACAAATGTATGGCCTGGTACTAAAAAGGTAAAATGGTCACATATTTCCTGAGCCACATCAGCTGGTGACATGACCTTTATGTAAACCTCATTTATCTTAGAAATACTAATTGTTTCCATGTGAAAACTTTAGCCAGTCTATAGCATTTTTAATTTGAAACCCACGATTATTGATCTGTTTAATAATGGAATCTAGATAATTTATTTTTTCTTGGAGTACTGTAAGTTGTTGTTTCAATCGTATAATGTCATCATCAGAATCAATATAACCAGATATTTCAGATTTAATAATTTTATCTAAAAATGGTTTCCACCCCCTGTTATCCAAATCTTCCTGAGACATTCTTCCGGCATACCAATCCGTTTTAGCTCGGATCATCTTTGAAAGTTCAAACTCTATTCCCTTGAGTTTGATTCTCTCATCCGTATAGATTCTAAGATATTTGTCGTGAATAAGTGGAATACGGATCGACTCTGTACCTAATTCTGTATAATCAATTTCACGATCTCTATTCCAAAGTTCTTGAATGGATTCAAGCTTCAAATCACCTCCTATTCATTATATACTGGCGCTCCTTCGTAA